TATGTGCAGTCATCATCACCAGCCTGTTACCGGTGTTGCTTATATTGGTATTATCGCGGCACAAAAACTTATTGGTTTATCTAAGTACACCCGTATTGCACAATGGTGTGCCCGTCGAGGTACACTCCAAGAGGAGCTTTGCAATGACATTGCCCGTGAAATCCAAAAAGCAACAGAAGCTAGAGACATAGGTGTGTATGTACAAGCTATACACGGTTGTTGTGAGAATCGCGGCATTATGGCTAAAAGTAGTTTGACTCAGACAACAGTATTGAAAGGTGCATTTAAAGATGACCACGGTACTAAGAAAGAGTTCTTCGACAATATTAAGATGCAACAAGAGTACGCTTCAAAATGAAATATATTACTAACAAATTTGATAATGTTCGTTTTCCGGTTGAACCTGGTCTGTTGGAATGGCTTCGAGAAAATTACCCTGCATCAAAATATATAATTAAAGAAATTAAATGAAATACCAAACACCAGCTGAAGGCATTCTAAAAACAAACGAATGGGGAGATAGTAAAGTCTATCGAGTTGTTTGTGAGTGTACTGATTCCCAGCATGATCATAATGTGTGGGTAGAAGCAGATGCCAATGAGATTAGTGTAACTATATACGCTACTGTAAAAAGTAATTTTTGGTCTAAGACACGGTGGTATCACATTTGGTCATTACTAAGTAAAGGTTATGTTGATACAGAAACGACACTAATTCTGCGTAAACAAGGCGCCCTTAATTATGCAGAAACATTGAAATCAGCAATTCAAGATGTAGAAGATTTTAGAAAAAGATGAGTAATAACGAATTATCTCGATTATATTTGTTTAGTCCTTCAATATGGAAGACTACAATCCCTCCTGAGTCGTATAATAAACAAGAATTGTTTAATATTATACAAGAAAATTATGAGATTTCTCCTTTGAGAAATGAATGGGATTCTAAAAATAAAGATAACTGGCATCATTCTTATAACGACGAAACTAATCCTAAATTTAAAAAATTAGATCTTGCACAATTAAATTCTCAATATGATTTGATTATTAAATCATTCATGGATAATTTGTCAGTTGTTTGCCCTATTAAGTATCATTACAGAATAGTAAATGTAACAGCTAATAAGCATGTTCAAAAAATGCGTCAGCATAATCATTTAGGTACTGTAGACGATACGGATAATTGGTATAGTTTTTCATGTGTACACTATCTAAGTTTGAAAGAAGGACATACTTGTACTAGATTAATGAATCCGTCATCATTTGTACAATACTATAAAACATATAGTCATGTTTCTAATATATTTAATTTAGATGATCCGAACAATACTGAATACAGTGAATCGGTAGTTTTAGACTGTAAAGAAGATGATTTTATTATCATGCCGTCATATATAAATCATTTAGTTGACCCTAGTGATAAAAATACAGAAGATTTAAGAGTTACAATAGTAATTAATATTTGGATAGAAAAAGTAAAAGGACTTAAAAATGAGCAAAATTAAAATAGCAGAACTATTTTATAGTATTCAAGGTGAAGGACGCTTTATGGGTGTCCCGTCTGTGTTTTTACGTACATTTGGGTGTAATTTTAAATGTGCGGGCTTTGGTATGCCAGCTGGCCAATTAAGTACTGAAAATGATTTGATTGCAGAACGTATTGCAGAATTTAAAACATACAACGAATTACCCTTAGTTAGCACAGGTTGTGATAGCTATGCAAGTTGGGATCCAAGATTTAAAGATTTAAGCCCTATGATGGAAAGTAACGGCATAGTAGATCGTATTATGGAAATTCTTCCTTACAAAACATGGCTAGACGAGCATCTTGTTATTACAGGCGGTGAGCCTTTGCTAGGTTGGCAACGTGCTTACCCAGACTTGTTAGATCACGAATACATGAGACCGTTAAAAGAAATTACATTTGAAACAAATGGTACTCAACAAATAACTCCAGAATTTAAAGAATACTTACAAGATTGGTCTATTAGAGATCCCTTTAATAAAGGCATTACATTTAGTGTTAGCGCCAAACTAAGTTGTAGTGGAGAAAAACGAGAAGAAGCAATTCGCCCCGATATTGTTTGCGAATATCAAGAAATTGGTTATACATATTTAAAATTTGTTATTGCTACAGAACAAGATGCATACGAAGCATTAGAAGTTACAGACATTTATAGATTGGCTGGATTTGAAGGACCAGTTTATTTCATGCCAGTAGGCGGTGTTGAAAGTGTATATTCTTTAAATAACCGACGTGTTGCAGAACTTGCAATGAAAGCAGGATTGCGATATAGTGACAGATTACAAGTACCTTTATTTAAAAATGAATGGGGCACTTGAATGAAATTTTTAAAAGTAAAAAGTATGCATCCTCAAACAGAGTTTGCACCTTCATGGGATTTTACTATTGGAACTGATATTTGGAATGCTGATAAAACAGACATTGTTAGACAGTGGCTTATTAATAACGAGCAACGAATCATCAATACATATCCTGCTAACAGAGACGATGGTGGGACTGGACTTGGTATAGATAGTATTACTAGTAGATACGGAAGATACAATTTACTTCAGTTTGGAAAAGAATTACCAGAATTAAACGACTTGTATAAATTTATTCAAATTTCTTATTTAAATTATACTCATTATCATCATTCGCACATAAGGGATATTAATATTGTATGTTGGTATAATGTTATGCGGCAAGGTTCTAGAATTAACGAACATGCGCATGGCATTGATCCTTATACATATCTTAGCGGTAATATACATTTAGATAATTATAAAACTAAAACATATTATAGGTGCCCAATAGATAAAGATTTAATTGTTCCAGTTGATAACACCAAAGGAGATATCTCAATATTTCCAGGATATATAAGGCACTATACCGATGAACATACGGAATCTACTCTGCGTGTAAGTATTGGATTTGATTTGCATTTAAATGAAGACCCTAGGACTCCTAGAGATCACGAATTAACTTTAAATTTTATGAATTCAGATATTTTTCAATCATTGACTAACGAGATGAATAATGTCTAATTTATTTTTTTGGTGTTGTATGATAGTTGGATGGACTATTGTGTTGGCACTAATTATTAAATTTATATGTAGTAATAGAGATAAGGATATAGAATGAAAACATTATTAAAAAAATGGCTTGGCATTGATAAATTGCAAGCTGAAAAAGAAGCTCTTCAAATAGTTAGAGATAAAGCGGTTGCCGAAACTGTACTGGCACAAGAAGCTGAAGAGCAAGCTAAAATGGATCCAAAAGCTAGGGCAACGGCTCGAGGCGAACCATATGTATCTGTTTTGGATACTAAAATTAATCCAGATAATGTTCGTAATGGCTTTTTTGAGCTTGACTGGAACGACTTGTTTATAGTACAATTAAAGCAAGCGGGTTACGGTTTTGACGGTGACCCGGACGAAGAGATCGTAGATCGTTGGTTCAGAGATTTAGCGGGTAATATGCTTGCTGAGGCTGGTCAAGATCCTAGTCGATCAAGTGCAGGTTTTATTAATGTAAGTAAATTAGGTGGCGGAAAGGCCGAAGTTAAATGACATATATTATTGTTGATACTGCTAACACATTTTTTCGTGCTAGACATGTAGTACAAGGCTCTGCTGATATTAAACTCGGCATGGCTTTTCATATTACACTTAATAGTATCAAAAAAGCATGGAACGATTTTGATGGTAGTCATGTAGTGTTCTGCCTCGAGGGTCGAAGCTGGCGTAAGGATTTTTATAAGCCGTACAAAGCAAATCGTGCAGAGAATCGTGCGGCAATGACACAACGAGAACAAGAAGAAGATAAGTTGTTTTGGGAAGCATTTGACGAATTTAAAAAGTTTATTACAGAAAAGACTAATGCCACTGTAATACAACATCCTAACTTAGAAGCTGACGATTTGATTGCTGGCTGGATTCAAGCACACCCAGAAGCAAAGCACGTTATTATTTCGACAGATGGAGATTTTGCACAATTGGTAAGTCCTACAGTTAGTCAATATAACGGTGTGGGAGATTTACATATTACACACGAAGGAATCTTCGATGCCAAAGGCAAACCCGTTAAAGACAAAAAGACAGGCGAGCCAAAGCCAGCACAAGATCCAGAGTGGATGCTGTTCGAAAAATGTATGCGTGGTGATACCAGTGATAATGTCTTCTCAGCGTATCCAGGTGTGCGTACTAAAGGTTCTAAA